TGGACATTCCAGCAGCAGTGGTTCCAGTTCCAGCAATAGCGCCAGTAGTAGTTGCTCCTGTTGTAGCAGTAGTGCCAGCAGTAGTCCTAGCAGCTAACTCTGGCGCTGCCATTGTGCGAAATATTTCCAACTCAGCCGCATCAACATCAGTGCCAAAGCGATCAGAGAAGTACTTGTACCCAGCAGCGTCAGGGACACGCCCCAGCACTGACAGGTAAGCCTGCCTTATTTGGTCAGCGTCGTTTTTTGCTTTGCCAGCAGCCGTGAAAGCTGCTTCGTCTGCTCTTGGGTTTTCTACAGGAGGAGTTACAGGAAGGTAAGCCTGCCTTATTTGGTCAGCGTCGTTTTTTGCTTTGCCAGCAGCCGTGAAAGCTGCTTCGTCTGCTCTTGCGTCTCTTACTGGAGGGGTTACAGGAGTAGCTTTAACAGGAAGAACACTACCTTGCGACATTGTTTTGAGTTCCGCTGCCGTTGGAAGAGTAACAGCTCCAGTTCTGGCACCAGTGGCAGCGGTAGTTCCAGTGGTAGCAGTAGTTCCAGTTTCCGTTGGCACAGAAAGAAGTCCACCGCCAGTGGTGGTAGCAGTAGTTGCTCCTGTTGTAGCAGTAGTGCCAGCAGTAGTAGCTTTAGCAGTAGTAGCAGCAGCAGTAGCTTGCCGTTCTGCTATTACTTGCTGTTCTGCTGCTTTTTGTTGCGCGTTTAGGCTGTCTCTTGCTTTCTGTGCAATGGCAGGATTTGAACTGTTTAAGTCAGTTTCTAACTGATCTAAAAGAACAGCACCTCCAGGCCCAATAAACTGCTTGTTAAACTTTGTAGATGCTGACTCGGGCAAATTGTTTTGAATTTCATAGTTCTGGATATCTTTTGTGGTTGTATCAAGTCCAGCTGCAGCTGCAGCAGCTTTAACAGTACTTAAACCGCCGTAAAGATTAAATTCTGCTGTTGGCGCTCCGGTTGTACTTGATCTATATATCAAGTCTTTTGCAATCGCCGCTGTCAATACAGGCTTTACCCCGCCAGTTGTCCGCGCTTTGAAAGCCTCGTAAGCCGCATCCATTGCTGCAGAAGAAGCTGCGCTTCGTATACTACCGCCGAAATATGGTGAATCTACTTGGTTAGTTGACTTTGGAAGAAGTTTATCTTTAGACCCAAAGCTCGCAAACTCAGGGCTTGCATAGAACCCCTCGGTAGCGGGCGTCACAGCTTTTTGAAAGTTAGATGCTAATGTAGTTGCCATGCTAAAGCTCCTTACTCATAATCCACCACTGTGGTGTGTAACCGTGTTTTGCCAGGAATGTGCGTTGCCATCCCTTGCGTCCTGCGAGTGTGACGCGAGTGCATCCAAGTCCCTTGCCCCAGGACTCAATCATTGGCGTCATCAGTGCTAATTCGTCCATCTCGCCTGCTGCTAAAAAGTAGTTGAGGCACTTCTGTTGTGGATGGAGAACGATCTCCGTCACAATCACCGAACTCTTTCCAGGCCAAAGTTGCATCTTGGCTTGCTGGACCAACTCAGCAACATCATCAAATGTGTGAGTGTTCAACGAATATTTTAAGGCTTTTTCTATCTGCGGCCTTAGTCTCTCAATATCTGTCATAGCGCCGTTGCCGACAATGCCCCTGCGTTGCTGACCACTACACTGTACCTAGTCCCGTTGGGTGATGTCAATATCAGCCTGCTGCTGCTGATCTCAACGTCCGCATTGATCTTCCTGTTCAGCCTGTCAGCTGACTCAATCAGGAAGTTGCGCTGGGCCTCCATCACTGGCGTGTAAGTCGGCGGTGGTGATGGCACCTTCATCAGCGTTTCCCGGCTGGCACTGCATCAAGGCGCATCACCCCCACCCGCCAGTCACTCAGGGTGTCGGCTGTCACCTTCATCTTGACCTGGCGTCCTGAGAACCTGGCGTCTGTCGGGTTGGCGCTGGTGAAGGGTCCGTAAGTTGTTTCAGTAGCTGTCGGGTAGAAGCGGCTGCTAAAGCTGATGCTGACATCACCAAGGTTGGACTCGTCAGGTATCACCTTGCGGACTTGCATGATCTGCTCACCGTTGCCAATTTCCACTGGACCTGACTCAGCAAATATCACCTGCGAGTCATAGGCAAAGCCGACCTCATGCTCGTAGATGTAGCCGTCAGAGCTAACCATCAGCGGGTTGTTGAAAACGCCCTTGTCAACGCCAGCCAGCCGTGACAGTGTGCCAAGGCTCCAATGGTTTTCACGATAGTTGTAAATGACGTAACTGTCGTTCTCAATGCTGTCTGCGCTGGTGTAGAACCACCAGATTTCACCAAACTTTGAGTTGTGTACAGCGTACACCTTGCTGGCCTGCTCGTAGTTGATGTTGCTAAAAACAAAGTCGCCAACGTCACTCGGGAGTGGCTTGACGTAGCCATCGTAAATCCAGAAGCCAGAGCGTGACATCCAAATGGCTGCAGTGTCAATGGCTGCTACAGCTTGCGGTCCAATCAAGCCGCAGCCAGAGCCAGCCTTCTCAAAGCTGAACACGAACGGCTGACCGATGTAGCTGGACGTATGCACATCAACGTCAGTAAATATCAGGTTGACGCCGCGCACCCGCTTACCCGCCAGGATGGAACCCACAGTGGTCAACTCAAAGCTGCCTGCCTGGTTGCTGCTGGCTGGCGTCCAGGTGGTGTTGTCCTCCTGATCACACCAAGCGACAAGCCTCGGGTTGTTACTGGCGCCCAAGGCGAACATGAAACGCTCAGAGGTGGTCATCACCGCCGCGCATCCTGTGGGTGCGTTGACGATGGCAATGGCCTTGGTCGGCGTCACAAATCCAAGTGTCCATTCAAGCAACTGCCCATCGCTGTTGCAGCAGCCCACCCAGTACTCACCCCAGGTGTCCATTGACCAAGTGGCTGCAACAGTGATGGCTCCAGTGTCTGGCCTGGCTACACCGTAAGCAAAGCTGCCATAGTTGCCGTAGCCGTAGCCGATCAGAATAGAACCATCAGCAGCACCAGGTGTAAAGATTGTTGGGGTGATGTCCTTGAGCGTACCGCCCTGATCCATTATGTAGAGCTTGGTGTTGGTGCCAGCCGCAATCCACCGTTCAGCGTCATTGTCCCGCCAGTTGATGATGCCGCGGCAGGTGCCTGACATCTGTCCAGCAGCCCTCTTGCGCCAGCCGCCAACGGGTCTAAGCGTACCTTCAAACCAGCGCACCAGGTTGGCGTCAAACCACCGACCCATGCTCTGGTACTCGGTGCCGTTGCGGTACACGCCTGCGGGTATCTTGAGTGGCATTAGCATGGTGTTCTTCCTAGACAAAAAGGCGGGTGCCTAACTTGTCAATGATAAGCCTTTGTCCTCTTGGCTTGTCAGCAATGCTGATGTGCGTCCAAGAGTCGTACTCCCTAATGATCTGGTCGTAGGGTAGCTTGAGCAACGCCCTTACCACAGCGTCTGGAGCCATCCCAGGGACTCTGAAATCACAGGCTAGTCCTTGCCTATGCTGCGAGGTGTCCTTGGAGCCTACAGCGTCATTGACAGCCTTGGAGCGGTACGCTGAGTTGATCATCACAGGCTTGCCGCCAAGTGCTGTCTTGACAGTCTCCAGAAACTCAGCCAGCCGCTGAAGGTTAGCCAACTCCTGTGCGTTTGGCGTGTTGTCCAGCTTTCGGTGTTCAGTGTGCGTCAGCTCGGCGAGGGTGAAGTGCGGTGTCATTTTTTACTCAGCAAATCAGTCTTGGCCTGGCTCCCAGCGCTGCTGCCAAAATAATAAGCAATTATCCCGGTCCAAGCTGTACCTAAACTGCCTAGCATCATCAGAATAGGGGGGTTTGCGCTGTCAATTTTATTAAAAAACATCATTACCATGATAGAAAAAAATCCAAGTGTCACAGCAGCAGCCAGTATTGGCGGCATCATGGACCTAGTGGCTGACTGCATATCCCTTGCGGATTTCCTGTCCTCCACCTCCAGCTTTTCGAAGTTGAGGCCCAGCTCCTGCGCTTGCTTCTGCAGTTCAATCTCAGCAATTTTCACCATTGCAATCTGGTCTGCCGTCAGTTTGTTGCTGCTGATCAGGTCGCCCACCTTCTCAGGGTCAACCCCAATGGCCTTGGAGATGGCGCTTACCGCCATGCCTGCCAATGGGCCGCCAAGAGCTGTGGCAATCGTTGGTGCAATCTGTTTAAGCCAATCCATTATTTCTTCTCCATCCGAGTGTTGATAACGGCAATTTCCTGTTTGTTGTGCATGATGTCGTCTCGGTTCTTTTGAATTTCTTTTTCCAAGTCCTGACGCAACTTTTCCCGCGCCAACTCAGCTCCACTGTTAGATGCTTGCTTGTTGTCGCTGGTCACAACAAGGCTGATTTTGCTGTTGAGGATGGTGACCTCATGGCTCAGATTGGACAGGGCGCTCATCAGATAGACAACGCATGAGAACAGCAACGGA